CATCCCTGTGCGCACTCCGAACTCTGTGACGTGATCGCATTGCCGCGCGAGCTGTGCAAGGCGGAGCATGTGCTCGTTTATGTCGCCTGCGATGGATCGCGAGCGGTTGAAAATGTTGATGAGCGGCCACTGCGCAACGAAAGCATTGACGCCGTATTGGTATGCGCGCTCGGAGTTTTGCAGGTCAACGATGGCGTCGGTCGGGCGCGTGCCGTTGATCGGGTGATCGTGCTGCCATTTCAAGCCCTTAACCTGCAGGACAGGCGCTTCAAGCTGCGTGCGAGTCGTGAAATCGTTGTCGCAAAAAACACCGTAATAATTTGGGTGAAAAACATACTTGCGCTTGTTGTAGAGCGCACGCGAGAGAACCGGATGGCACATGAGGCCATCATCGCGGAGCGAGTCAGGCACGTAACATGCCCACTCTTCACTGCCTGCGGGGAGTTTTTGCAGCTCTTCATCCCAGCCTTGCGGCGGTGTGAGATCGTCGGCAATGACGACAAGGATGTCGCCGGTTGAATTGGCGGCAGCAGCATTCCAGTTTGCAACGCTTGAGGATGCCCAGTCAGGCGGCGGGACGCTGAGCGCGCCGCTTTCAAATTGCAGATACGATTCTTTATCGTCCGACTGAATGCCGAAAATGTGTTCGACGTTTTCGGGATTTGTCGCTCGCTCAAGCCACGTTTTTTTCGTGGCTAGGGCGCGGACGGGTGTCTTTCGTGTTGCGTGTAGTAGGCTGATTTTTTTCATAAAGTTTTTAATTTGATTTCAAATTTTACAATAGGGACTTGTTGAATTTTCTTTTTTTCTTCGACGATCAAAACAGGATGCGCCCAGTTGAGGTTTTCGCCAATGTTCTCCGGCTCGTTAAAATCCTGAAATGATTCCATAGCCTCTTGCCTTAGTAGCTTTTCGGCTTCAGCAACGGATTTAAAGGGTCCGCGAGCCTGATGGAATGCCTCCCCCATATTTTCAAGGTCAATAATCCAGAATTTTTTTTTCATTTTTTGGTTAGTGTTTCAAAGATTTTCTTTGCGCGTTCGCGTTCGATTGGATCGTTACACCGTGCATGCGTGGCGTCAATGGGGATTGGCTCAAAAGCCGGATGGTGATGAACGAAAACAACGTCACGAGCGTCCACAATGGCCCCAGCTCTCTCGGCACAAATGGTGAACTCAGCGTCCGAAAATTGGTTTTTGAAATCGGGTTGAAAGAGTCCGTGCTTTTCATAAAATTTTCGCGTGCAAATCGCCATCGGCAGGAGTTCGTCGGTGCGGTATCCGTCGGAGATGCGGAGAACCTTCTCTGCATTGATATCCAAGCGGCTTTCGATCATATCGTCCCAGCCGGGTGGACATTCAAAGTCGTCTGAGAATTGAATGAGGATGTCTCCGGTGCTCACGCTAGCTGCCAGATTCCATGCTCCCACTGAACCGCCGTCCGTCTCTTGGCAGACTCCGCAGAAGCGTTGCAGTACGGCTGCGGAGGCGTCGTCTGAATCGACCGCGTAGATGTGTTCTACGCGCTCGGGCTTGTTTGCGCGTGAGAGCCATAGGTTCATGTTCTGAACCGCTTGCAACGGCCTCCCGCGCGTGGCGTGAAGGAGTGAAATGCGCGGGCGCGGAGCGGCGTTGAGAACCTGCATTTCAAGGTTGAATGCCTCTTCTTTCCGGCCTGCCAGCCTGAGCGCCCAAGCGCGGAGTCGCTTGGCTTTGACGCCGTAATACTCGGCCTTGTGCGTCCACTGCGTAAAGGATGGGACGGGTATCTTCTCCATTTCGTCGAGAAGCGCGAGAGACTCAACCGGCTTGCCTTCGTCGAGAAGAATGGATGCTTCCAGCGCAACGGCTTCGCGGCGCGCGGGGTCGAGTTTGCGCGCGGCCTGAGCAAAACGGAGCGACGATTCGCCGTCCGTCATGTTGCTCATGTTCATGAGCGTTTCGTATTTGTGGACGAGATCCAGATCCTTCATTGCGATGGCCTCCGCGCCGTAGCGCAAGGATAGGTCACGCTGACCGGTGATCATTTTCTCGTAGTGCAAATAAAACTTCCAATGCGGTGCGAATTGATCCTGCCATTCGAGAATGCGCTGGTTGCGCTCGTTACTTTTGCGCTGGCCGAGCGGCGGCATGTGGTGGATTTCCAAGTCGCGCCGCATGTAAATTTTAATTGTCTTCGTGGGATGCACGTTCTCATGCACCGCCCGCCACCAGTATCCGGTGCGGTATCGAAAAAATCGCTCGCGCGGCGCGCGCTTGTGCTGCTCGGGGATAACGTAGTCGCTGAGTATCCAGTCGCACTCTGCTGGGCAATCGCGGAGCGCCTTCAGCGTAGGCGAAACCATGTTGTCTTGAAGAACGTCGTCACAGTCGGCCCACATTACCCAGCCGCCTTCGCCGGTGAGATCGTAGGCTTTTTCAAATGCCACATTGCGCGCGGCGGAGAAGTCGTCTAGGTGCGGCCAATGTCGGCAGAGTGGGGAGTTGCGATATTCTCCGACGTGACAGCCGAGGCTCTTTGCAATATCGAGAGTCGCGTCAGGTTCGAGTGCTCCGACGGCGCGAATGATGACGACATCGTCGCAGATTTTTTGCAGGGATCGGACGCAGCGCTCGATGCGCTCGGCTTCGTTGCCGCAAATTAAGCCTGCGACAAGGCGATTTTTTTGGTTCATGTTTCTGCACTGTGGGCGATGTCAAAAATTTGACCACTGATCTGCCATAGCGTCGGCAATCCCTTTAAAAGTTCGGCTTCGCTCTTTCCACCGATTAGGACCCGGAGACATTTTATGAATGCGAGACTCTCGTCCTTCGACAATGTTTGTCGGCACAAGCTTCGGAAGGTTTTTCAGCCAAAGGCAAGTCGTCTTTGTCTCGCCATGACCGAATTGCCAAGGCTGAATCACTTGATCCGGCTTTCGGATTCGGCTTGAAATCACGCTGACTGGATTTTCCAACGCGATATTGGATATTGGAGCAGCCATAAGCGTGCGAACAAAATCCAAAGCTTCAGATTGCTCGTGCATCTTTTCCTTAAACCAGCGCGCACCACTTACCGCAAGATGAGTGCATGGCGGATGTGCGATCATTAAATCCCATCCGTCATTCAAGACTTCCCGGACATCGCCGCAAATGTGATTGCCAGCCGTTTCGCTTGCAAGAATATCACAAGACCATGCATCCCATCCACGCTTCATAAAAGCATCCCTCACCGTTCCGCTATATTCGCACGCAATTAAAATTCGTTTCATATTTCAAACCGCAATCAAGATACAATAGCGTGTGATGTAAAGCAAAAAACCCGCTCCTTGTGAGAGCGGGCTTGATGTGAACCGTGATCTTTTACAGGCCGGTCGTGATGCGGATGATCGAGGAGCCGTCAACAACCTTCTCGGAGACGTGCTGGCGCACGCGGAGGATGTTCGAGCGGCGGGCTTCGTCGCGGTAGGTCTCGGAGACGAAAGGCACTGGGCTGTCAGCGCCCCAGAGGATCGTGCGGCCGAATCCACCGGCTGCGAACTCACCGCCAACTGTGTTAGCGAGTGCAAGGTAGCTGTCACCCCAGACGAATCCGCCTGAGTAAGTTTGGCCCTTCTTGGCAGTGTTGCGAGGAGCGCGACCAACAAGGACTTTTTCCACGCCGACTGCCTGAGCAACTTCTTGCTCGGAGAGGAGGCGGGTGGAGTTCGTGGCGACTACGCCGAACATTTGGTTTTGCACCTTGGTCGAACGGCGAACGCGCTCGAATAGGACTGCGGACATAACGAGCGTGTTAGGAAGCACGCCATACTTGGCGAGTTCCAACTTGCCTGCGGCAACGTCGGCTGCGAGATCGAAGGTCGTGATGTTGGCTTCGGTGTAAGCGGCGGTTGCACCGGCTGCGGAAATGGCTGTGATGCCGTTCGCTGCGTAGGTGAGCGAGGCAACACGAAGCTCGTGGCCGATTTGAATCTGGCTGAGAAGCATGTCGGCAACGGCAACCTCAACGTCCAGGAAGCGGGCGAGGTCGCGCTGAGTTGCGTCGGGGAGCACTTCCTCCAGACCGTATTCGGTAGTGGCGAAGGTGTCCGATGTGAACTTGCGTCCAACGCGGGGATAGGCAGAGCCTGCGGCGATCTTGGTCGCGTCATCGTTGAGTGCCTCAGATGCGCCCAGGTTGATTTTCAGATACTCGCCCGAGCGAACGTCTGCAACGTAGATCGGCATAACTTCGGCGCCGATGAAGAGGTTCTGCTTGTTGGAACGGCCCTCGTAAACGGCCTGTGCGATGTCTCCGCGAATTGTGGTAGTGGTGAGTGACATGGTAGTTAGTTAGTTGAGTGTTTCGGTCAAATGCTCAGATGCGGACTGCGAACTCGATGATGTCGCCGGTCACGCCGGAATTGATTGCGGTTCCAACAGTCACCCCGGAGGTGACGAGCGTTCCGACAATCACGCCGCCGGTTGTGGCGAAAACCGAATTGCCAGCGGTAACAGGACCGGGCGAAACGATTCCAAATTGAGTTGCCTTGAAGAGTTTCACTTCGCCAACGCCAGCGGCTGCCACGTCGTCTTGAAGGACGCCGATGACTTCGGAGGCGGTTACGAGTGCGGCGGCTGCGTTGTCGCCTGAGCAACGGACGAGCGTGTTACCTGAGAGCGCGGTCGCGAATGTGAACGAGCGGAATGGGATGTCATTTTGGGTTGCCATGATGAGTAGTGATTAGAGGTTGTGGAGTTGATTGGAGTCGCGGAGGGCGATGTATTCAGCGGGGTGATTCGACATCGCAAATTTTATCGCGGCAGTCTTGGAGCCGAGTTCTGCGGTTTTCGCTTCGATCAAATTCTTCAGATCAAATTTGACTTCGGCAGGAACTTCGGCGGGAGCGGATGCCTTCATGGGAGCTGCGCCAAAGTTGGATATGATGGTGTCAAGCTTGGCTTCGAGCTTGGACATTTCGGAGTCCTTCATAGGCTCGTCCTTTGGCTCTTCGGGAGCGGCTTCCATTGCCTTCTTGTAATCGCCAAAGGCGGATTCAAGTGCGCTGAGACGGGAGACGATGTCGGCAATGCTCACTTCGTCTTCCTTGGGTTCGATTTCGATTTCGGGTGTGTCTTCCATTTGCTTGGAAATTTTGTCAACTGGCTTTGCTTGGAAGCTGAAGAGGCCAGTGGGATTCGCTGCGGGTGTCTGCACGAGGTCGGCAGAATAAAGTTCCTCGCACGATGCGAAGCTCTTGCCTCCGATGTCTCGCACGGGGCCGCTGAATGCGATCGAGATGCCGAATGTGTCGGGGAGCTTCTCGGCAATTTCCAAGACGTAGGCGCGGCGGTCTGCGTTTTGCAGGAGGTTCAAATCTCCGAGGAGTTTTTCTCCGACAATGCGAAAGTTATCGACGAATCCGATGATGTCTTTGATGCCCGCACCGTGGTCGAGATTGACTTTGACGCCGCCCGCGTAGGTTTCCGCACACGCCTTAACCTCGCGCAATGTTTGCGCGTCCACGTAGAGTCCGTGGCCCTTGGCCTCTCCGACTGAGATAATGGATACTGCTTCGATGACGTCGCTCATGCGAGGCGGCGATGTCAAAAGAAAGACCCGCCGAATTACGCATTGTTAAGAGGCGCGGCGGGTATGATAAAAGGGCCGATGGAGTCCAGGTCGCTCGGTGGCTTGATGCGCTTCCTCGAAAAAGCGCGGTTGCCAGCGTCGAGTGAGGGTAGCGGCGCTTATGCAAACGCCGCTCGCCCGCCCCAAGCTACGACTTAGTGGCGCACCGCCCTCGATGCTCCACCGGCAAAATTAATCGTCATATTGGTCAATGATGTCCTGCAAAAACATTTCCTCAAGCGCGGCCTGAGCGAGTAGCAACATTTCCGCTTCGTCATCTTCGCGGGAATATACGACATCGAATGAACAGGAAATCGACTGCCGCACGCGATTGGCTGAAATGTTTTGCACGTTGCCCTGCAAAAAAATCTTCTCGCATGTCGATACGTCCGCAAGCCCACTCCCAGATAGGAATGAGAAGCCTCGCACGTTTGCGGTTGTCGATATTGAAATCCCGACTTCTGCGGTGCTGAGTTTCGCAGATACGCCGCGCGAAATTTCGACGATTAGTCTCTGCCCGTGCCGATAGAACCCGCCCGGCAAATCGCGCCCGCTTACAATCGGCGGCGGTGGCGGTGGCGGCGTTACTGCGTCCGGGTCCAGAAGCCCTTGGATGCCGATTGAAAGCGGCGTCGGGCTTGAAAGCAGGCCCTGCGCTGCAATGAGCAGGCTGACTAGCATGGCTTAGACTCGCGTGACGGTTGTGCTGGCGACTCCGTCGCCTGTTATGTTTTGCGAGACCGCGCCAGCCGCGCGGCTTGAAGGTGTGACGGTCAACGCGCTGCCGGATTTCAAGCCGTGAATGAGGTGGATTTCTTGCAATTCCGGCACGGCAAATGCGGTTAGTACGCCAGCATCAAAAGCACCTGAGACGATTACGCCGGTCTGAAATTGATGGACATTGGCGGCGGCATGATTCTGAGCGTTTATTGACAATTCGTTGTTTGCGCTGGTCGAGCGCACGATCCGCCCGCCGTAGGTTCCAGACGTTGTGTGTCCGCTTGTGGCTTCGTCCCAGACTGCATCCGCAATGCCTGCGGTGGTGGCGGTCGAGAAATCGTTCACCAAAATTTCAGCCGTGCCATTCCATGCGATGAGTCCGCTAGAAAGCGGTGTGACGCCGGACTGGTAGAAAACAACCTGATACGTTCCAGCTGTTATGACTGGCATGTTTGCGGAATAAAACCTTGAACTGCCAACTTCCGCGCATGTTATCGCGGAGCCGACTGTTGCGCCGGTCTGGAAGAGTTGCGCGGTGATCGTTAGCCCGCTGGTTGCCTGTGCTGTGTTGAGTTCGTTCGCCATATTTTTAAGAAAGTTCGGACATTGCTGCAATGACTGCCGCGTCAAAGGTCACTGGTGGCATGGGCCAATCGTTTCGTGGGCTTTGGTCTTGCGCGAAAACCGCCAACACGCCTTGCAAATAGGCTTCGAGCGCGTCGAGTTCCGCGCATGATTTGTTTGCGGCAGTTAAGTTGATGCGAAGGTAGAGGAGCGTCGGCTGGTAGTCGCTGCCAAGTCCCACGCTTTGCAGGTGTTCGATGGCGGTCACGCTTGGTTGAATTACTGAAATGTAATTCGCCACGGCTTCTTCGACTTCCGCGCTTGTTGCAGTCGCGGGTAATATCAACGGCTGACGACTTGGGTCGTAGTCGTCCGTTACGATAATCGCGATTGGTGAGTATGCGATGGCCATTACAGTAAAGCTGAAATTTGCAGGAAAACTAAGCCGCCACGCGGCGTGCCAGTTTGGACTGTTGTTCCGCTTGCTGCCAGCGTCGGCCATGTTCCGAACGTCTGTGCAACCGACCTGTAGCCACCGGAATTTCCGGATCCGGCTGATATATTCGCGAGCGTTGTCGAACCAAGAACATATGCGGCTGCGAGTTGCGCTGAGCCGGTCAAGTGCTGCATGGTGATCGCTGCGTTGGAATTAGTCGCCATCCAGTAGGTGGTTTTTTCAGCCAAATTAAAATCCGTCACATTGTCGGAAATCGTGGTGGCCGTCACGCCACTCAGACTGACTGTGCTCGCAAGCGGCGCGCCGTTTGGCTCACCTGCGGATGATGCGTAAATTGCGAGCTGAACAGACGATGAGGCTACAGCACCAGTCACACGCGCTCCAAGTTCGCCAACTGTGATGGATCGCTCAACTGTAAACGGGTATAAATAAATTGTGTTTGCAACCATCGATGCGCCCGCGCCAAGGGTTCCATAATGGGGACAAATCCAAAAAGTGCTTGCATAGAGGTCGTTTGCTGCGCCGACTGATGGTGCGGCCCACGTCCCATCTGCGCGTAGGAAGTTCGATGTTCCGCCGCCGGATGATGGCGCAAGGCCTTTTAGAGTTGATGTAAAAGTGTCGAGCAGTGCGGTCGCTTGCGCGCTGGTTAGGTCTTCAGGCGAGCCACTTCCAGCCGTTGTCCGGCCTTTGATTGTGGCGGTTGCAACATCTGCGAGTTTCGCATTTGTGATGACACCGTTGTCGATTGTCCAGGTCGCTCCGGAGCCAGACACTGTAATGTCGCCTTTATCTCCGTCTGAAATCCCACCGCCACCGGTGGATGGTTGCTGGATGTTTGCGCCAATCATGCGAGTAAAATCAAAGCGTTTTTCTCGGTGGGTTCGGGGAACTTGATTTCAAACGACCCGTCGAAAACCGAACGGTCAGCGCCGAAATTCAACGCGCAGATCACGGAGTTATTTTTCGATGCGTTGTAGATGATCGCGCCGTGAGCGGTAAAGGATGCGCGGTCGATCTTCAAATCGTTGAACGTCACGAATGCGCTACGGCCTGCCATGCCGTTCTTGAAGCCTGTCAAGACGTAGCCGCCGCGATCGTAGCCCGGCCCGCTGACTTCGCCCGCTTCGGTGTAGTGCGCGAGTTCCGGCCCTATCGTCGCGCGGCTCGTATAGAGCGCGATCTTGTAGGTGTCGGTCGATTGGTGGATGCCAAGCAAAAATGCTTGCTTGGCTGAGAGTGCAATTCCTTGTGCGATCATTTTTTTGTTTTGAGTTGTGCGTAGCAGACTGCCGCGCGTTCGGTTGTATCTGGAAATTCTGCGAGCATGGTGTCATCCGCCATACAGCGGGCGACGAAGTCCTTTTCAGACTCGCCCCCCATAGGGGACGGAATGACAAACTCGGTCGAGCTTGGAAGCGATAGGCTGGCAACCCGTCCGTGTGCGTCGCGTTGGAATTTCATGTTGAGACCTTTCTTGGCCGCTTCCTTTGCGGAGATGCGGCGCGCCTTCGCCGCTGCCCATGTTTGGCCTGCGTCACCGCCCCACAATGCCCATGCAATGCGGCCTGCGGACGGGAACCCCTCTTCGCCTGGTTGAAAACCCTGCCCCTTTTTATCAACTTCGTGCCGCGAAAAATAGCTGTGCATCCGCTTAACGGTATCTTCGGAAAGATTTTCGCCGTTTGAGATGTCGCGAGCGCGGGCGACTCCGACATTCGTCCCGCCGCGATTGTATTTCGCGCGCCACTCCAATCCCTTTTTGGCTTCGGCGATCATGCCGCCGGTCGGCTTGTTTTTGCCGTCCTCGAATTGCGATGCTGCGGCCTGTTGCGGCGCGGGTGTCGGGGCTGGCTCTGCGTTTGTGATCTGGTTTGCGCTCGTCTCGTCCATGCCGAAAACGGTGCGGAGTATGATGCCGACTTGCTCAGGCGAAAGCTCACCGCGACCAAGTGATGCGAGGATTCCCGAGAGCGCATCCGTGCCACCGATGCCTATGGTTTCGATGAGCGGAGCAACCTCGCCAATCTCAGGCGTAATGTCGATTGCTGACTCAGGCACCGAATCGGAAATCCGGCTGGCTTGAATTTCAAATTCCTGTCCGAGTTCTTTGATCATGCTGGCCTCCTTCGCCCTTGCGCGAAGTGCTTCTTCGTAGTCCTCGCCAGCGTCCGAGTAAATCTGGCCTGCTGTCTTCAGTCCCGCTTTCCAAAGCGCGATGTCGGCAGTCGCTTCGCGTCCGTAATCGATGCTAACCTTTGCGGGCCAGCACCAGCGGCCATCAAGCAAAAACTCCGAGTCGTCAATCTCCCCACGCGCGGCGGCGTCGAGAAGGACGATGTTCTTGATGCGGTTGAGAAACTGTGATTCGAGAAGCCCGCGCCACCGAGCAAACGTGCGCTCGGCCATAGCTGCTTCCATGCGTGCCATCGGCCCGCTCTTGTCTGCGTCAAATGCAAAGCCGTAGGGCAACCCTACGCTCATGCAAATGTGAGATTGCACCAGCCGGATGAACTCGCCGAAAGCCCCGCCCGGGCGCTCGCTTTGAAACATTTCCATCTTCTCGCCGGGCGAAAGATAATTGATTGCGCCGGGGTCGATGTTCGAGAGCTTCTCAGTTTGCCCGTTGTCATTCCGTGAGCTGGTCGCGAAGTAGTCGGATGCGTCCGCCGATCCGTTCTCGGTGGTGATAACGCCGGTCTGATATGATGCGTATTTTATCGCTTGGATCTCAGCCTTAAGCGCCTCTTGCAAGTCCCGCGCGGCGTTCAGCGCCGTGGCAAATGCGGAGCGCCCGCGATATTCGTCCAGCCTTGTGGCGTCGAATAGGTGGATGAACTCCGCTGCGTCGATGTCGGTCGAATCAATGTATTGGTTGTTTATCGTGCGGACATATATTTGGTATTTCTCCGGCCTGCCATATTCGTCCAGCATGATGCCGCCGATGTATTTGTCCGAGTCGATCAAGCGGTTGTAAGGCGATCCGATGCGGTCGGCTTCTACGCTCTGCAAGCGGAGTTCGGACCCGTCGCGGACGATGATAAATCCGCAGTCGCCATCGCGGAGGATGGCCATGACAGCGAGCTGAAGAAGGGTCGTGAAATCGTGCCTCCGTAGGAAATCGCACTTGCTGCACCAGTCAGCCCAGTATCGTTCAACCTGGGCGTCGAGATCCTTGTTGCCTGTCCGCGCTTGGTAGGAGAGACGTCCCGAGACGTAGGTTGCGAATTTCAGGAGCAACGAGCGCACGGGTGGGAAGTTATCGGCAAGATCGCGAGCCGCGCGGATGAGTTTGTAACGCTCGGATGTTCCGCTTGTGTCCTCGCCTCCGGCAATGTTGCGCGAGATCCCGCGCTTGAAGGAATCCAACGCCGCGTCGAATCGTCCGAAATTGCGAAGGCGATCCTGTGCTATCATGCGAGCCATTGCCGCCTTCGGTGCGACAACTGCCAAGGCGCGAGTGAAAAAATCTTGTTTCATGCTAAGGGCGCTGTGTCGAAAAGGCGGTGACGGTACGCTTCACTCTCGAACCACTTGCATATTCGATTGCAGATTGCAACTGCCCGACGATGTTCGAGACCTCGGTCAAATTCGCCCGAGTAAACGACCGCCCCGCGATGCTGTAACTCGCCCCCGCAACGGCGATTGCCTCAAGACATGCGATATATTTCTCTTGCAAGCTTTGAAGCGTTGCAAGCGGAAGTCCGAAGAAAGTGGAATTTTGCGCCATCCTTGGGCGCTTGTGTCAAAGAAGCCATGCGATAAACTTCCCCCTGCTCATCGTTCCTCGCTGAATATCGAAATCTCGCCAGACGTCGGCTGGCATGGAGACGGAGCGCGTCACGGC